GAGATTCATATGAATATTTTAAAACTCTTGACTTAGGAGATATAGTAGGTGTTACTGGAGTTCTGTTTAAAACAAATGTAGGAGAATTATCAGTAAAAGCAGATAAATTTGAAATTTTAACAAAAGCATTAAGACCACTTCCAGATAAGTTCCATGGACTTAAAGATGTAGAAGAAAGATACAGAAGAAGATATGTTGATTTAATTATGAATGAAGATAGTAAAGAAACATTTATTCTTCGTTCAAAAATTATTCAAATAATGCGTAGTTATCTAAATGAACGTGGATATTTAGAAGTAGAAACTCCAATGATGCATACTATTGCTGGTGGAGCTGCTGCACGTCCATTCGTAACTCACCACAATGCGTTAGATATGGAATTATTTATGCGTATCGCTCTTGAATTACCATTAAAACGTTTAATAGTTGGTGGTTTAGAAAAAGTTTATGAAATTGGTCGTGCTTTCCGTAACGAAGGTGTATCAACACGACACAATCCAGAGTTCACTATGATTGAGCTATATGAAGCATATGCTGATTATAATGATATTATGGACTTAACTGAATCTATGATTGCTTATATTTGTAATGAGATTCATGGAACAACAAAAATCATGTACGGTGAAGATGAAATTGATTTAACACCAAAATGGGCTCGTATCCATATGGTAGACGCAATTAAAGATGTAACTGGTGTTGATTTTTGGCAAGAAATGACAGATGAACAAGCTCATGCTTTAGCGAAAGAACACAATGTTCCTGTAAGAAAAGATATGAAAGTTGGACATATTATTAATGAATTCTTTGAAGTATTTGTAGAAGAAACATTAGTTCAACCTACATTTATTTATGGACATCCAGTAGAAGTTTCACCATTAGCAAAAACTAATGCTGAAGATAAGAGATTTACTGATCGTTTTGAGTTATTTATCGTTAGACGTGAACATGCTAATGCATTCAGTGAGTTAAATGACCCAATTGATCAAAAAGAACGTTTCTTAGCTCAAATGGATGAGAAAGATGCAGGAAATGAAGAAGTTTACGAAATGGATGAAGATTTCGTAGAAGCTCTTGAATATGGAATGCCACCTACAGGTGGATTAGGAATAGGAATTGACAGATTAGTAATGTTACTTACTAATTCAGCTTCAATTCGTGACGTTCTACTATTTCCATATATGAAACACAAATAAACAAACCTTATTATATCAACTTTAACAAGTAGTAAGATAAAATAAAAGGGCAGAAAAAGGGCAAAATAAGGCAAAAACAAAAGACTAGCATTTACTTTAATGTTAGTCTTTTTTATTTAAAATGATATATCCTTGAATAAATCAAACTCTTTTTTCTGACTTTTCTTAGTCTTGTGAATGTAAATTCGTTGTGTAACCTTAGTGTCTTCGTGTCCTAACCTCTTTGAGATATATTCAATAGGTATTCCCTTATCAATGCATAAACTAGCATGAGTATGCCTTAAACTGTGAATCTTAAATTCCTTACTTACTATCTTTTTTAAATCTTTTCTAAAGTGGCTAGGTATAATGTAATTTCCGTGTAGATTAGGGAATATTAAATTTTTATCGTTATTGTAAGTCTTATATATAATCTGATAGTTAGCTTTTAATCTTTTTTGGCTTTCCAGTATATCTAAACATTTCTGATTAAGTGATATTTTTCTATTACTGCTTTTAGTCTTAGGTGTGTTAATACCTCCGTTGATATTCCACGTCTTATTAATTGATAAGATGTTATTTTCTACATCATTAAATGTTAGTGCTATCAACTCCCCAAACCGCAAACCAGTATTTACAAGGAACTCAATTACATTTCTGTAATATGGATAGTCCTTTAACTCTTCTAGTATTAAGTCAATCTCTTCTTGCTCTAAATACTTTGTTTCCTCTTTTACTGTTTGCTTTTTCTTTTGTAGCTTTTCAAGAAAAGATATATCTTGAATGTAGTCTAACCTATATAGAATCTTGATAAATGTTTTAATGCAGCCTAAATGAGCGTTATAGTTCACATCTGACACAGCTACATCATCAAGAATATTTAGAATGTAGTTAGCGTTAACTTTATTCAACGAAATATCGCTGCATAACCTCTTAATCTTATTCATAGTTGTAGCATATTGTACTTGTGTGTTAGGTTTGATATTTTTAAAATGTTTCTCTTTGATAATGTCAAAGGATTCAAAGAAAGTAATTGTATTGTCTATAACTGAACTTTCTTCAAGTTCTCTTAGTCTTAATATCTCTATCGCAGTTTTTCTATTACTCCTTGTATCTTTGTCAAACAGAACAGAAATCTTTTTATACTTCCCATTTAACAACTTAATTCTTTCATAATACCTTACTTTTCCGTTTTTAGTACTTTCTATCCACATATATTAATTGCACCCCCTATAGAGAGAGGTTTTTTTATTTTATTTCACATCTAATTTAATTATTTTCTTACCACTAGTTGACATAAAAGGCTGTACTTCCAATTCTAAAGAGCCTTCTTCATTTACTGCAAATGCATGAGTTGCATTTTCTAGTGTTCTATTAGGAGAAAGACTGTTTAGAGTAACTTGAATAGGATATGATTCAGCTTTTTTTCCATTAACATATAAACTCAATTCTACCCCTATTGGAATATCTTTATCTGAAAGGTTTTTAATATCGTATGTTACAAGTAAAACTTTTTTAGCAGGCTTACTTTCAAAACCATTTCTTTCATCTGTCCAAGTCGCAGATTTTACTGTAATTTCTGCTTGTTTGTCAAAAATAATAGGTGTTCCTAATTTAGGCTCATCACTAGTTTTCTTTTCTTCTTTTTGTTCAGTTTTATTAGAAGATGAACTAGTCTCTGTTTTTGAAGAACAACCACTTAATATAACTGCTCCAGCTAATAATGTTGTTAATAATACTTTTGTTTTTTTCATTTTATAAACTCCTGTTTGTATATTTTTTTGGTGGCTTTTTTGCCATGTTGGATAGCTAAAACTAGCTATCTTAATATTTTTGGCGTAATTCAACTACTTTTCCTAATATCACAACTGGTTTAGTTTGAATATCTTCTAATGAGTAAAACATAGGGGGATATTTAGGGTTAGTAGATACTAACATAATTCCGTTATCTGTTTTTTCAAGTCTTTTACACGTTGCATCATCTCCGTTAACCAATACAATTACTGTATCTCCACTGTTAGCATCTGATTGTTGCTTTACTATTACTACATCTCCACTTTCCATACGTGGCTCCATGCTATCCCCTTTAATTTTCAACCCAAAGAATTCGCCTTGATTCTGCCATGATTGAGGTATCTCCTCATAGTCTAATATCTCCTCAACAGCTGAAATAGGTATTCCTGCTGCGACTGTACCTAACACTGGAATTTTTATTCCGTGTGATGTATTGTTATTTTCTTCTTTGTCTTCTAATAAATTACTTCTTTCTATATTTAAGTAATTACAAATCTTATCTATTTTATCCATTCTAGGTGTGTTGTAACCTTTAACATAGTTATTTATAGTAGTGTTACTAACTCCTATTGCTTTTGCTAAATCAAGTTGAGTTTTATTCCTTAACTTTAAATAGTATTTTAATTTTTTAGAGAAAATACTTTGAATTTCTTTTTCACTCATTTTTAACACCTCTCTTATAAGTAATTATAAACTTTAACTTGAAAAAAATCAAGTAAAAAACAAAAAAAATCAAGTTTTTTTAAAAAAAACACTTGACATCAACTTAAAGTTGATTTATAATAAAGGTACAACAAGAAAAGGAGGTGTAATTAGTGAAATTATCCTTAAAAAGTGCGAGAGTAAACGCAGGCTACACTCAAACAGATGTAGCTAAATTGTTAGGGAAACATCCCGCTACTATTCTCAACTGGGAAAAAGGAGGCGGAAAAAATATAAACTGGTATGATTTTCAAAGGTTATGCGAATTATATAAGGTAGACCCTAATGTTATTTTTTTTAAAAAGTAAATCAAGTTTAAGTTGATTTATTATAAAAGGAGTGATTCAATGGAGGAGGTAAAACTAGACTTAGTTGAGTTGCAAAAGTTGGATTTAACTTTTCCTTATATTTCAAAAGAAGATATTAAGAAGTGTTTCAACATTAAAGATACAACTTACATTAAATGGAAAAATCAATTCTTACAAAAAATAGATGAAAAGTTTTATCCACGAGGAAGCTGTTTGAAAATAGGAAAAGAACAATTTAATATATATGCATTTCTACACTTTGCAACAAACTATGACTATTTTCAGGATAAGAGGTTAGCAGAATATGTAGAGCCTTATTCGAGAAAAACAGTACAAATATTTAGAGAGGAACTGGGCGTTAAATAAATGAAATTACCAAAGATTAAAAAAGACAAATTACACGTAATATACTGGACTATCGCTGTAGTAAGTGTTTGTTTCTTAACATTAACAAATGTTGATTGGAAACAAATCGCAGGGCTTGCAACAGGGATAGGAATATTGATACAAGCAATTTTTGATAAAGAGTTTAGCAAAAAATATTTTTAGGAGGAATTAAATGAAGAAACAACATTACGATTATTTCACACCCATTATAGATTGGGCTAAAGAAAAAGGAATATTACAAGACGGACGACTTACAAAGCAACTGCTTAAATCAAGTGAAGAATGTTTAGAACTACAAACAGCTATTGAAAGTTACGAGAACGGAAATAAAGCAGCTATAGAAGAGATTAAGGACGCTATAGGAGATGTTTACGTTACATTAGCTATCTCAACACAAATGAGAGCTAAAAACCCTTATATCATCTTTAGACTGATTAAACTTAGAGATACTAGCTTACCTATTAGCACAGACTACAAATACTACATAACAGAGCTTAAAAGATTAGACTTAAGCGTTTATGATATGTTCACATCTGAAACAATTTACAACCTAGATTTAAAACTAGCTAAATACATTGAGTTCTTAGACTTCTTAGCGAAAGAGTACAAACTAGAGCTTACAGAGTGTATAGAAACAGCTTATAATACCATTTCAAAAAGAACTGGAGAAATGATAGACGGAAGTTTTGTAAAGGAAAAATAAGAGAGGCTTAAACAATGAAAATAAATAAAGAAATAGTAGATTTTTATACAGAAATTATGAACGGTGCAGCTACAGAAAGTCAATTAAATTTAATGTTAGCAATGGATATAAGAGGGTTAGCTATGGATATGAAACATAGACTTACAGTAGAACAAATGGAACGAATCGAAAAAATTATAAACGGTTTAGTAGGAGAAGTTGCAATTGATTCTATTAAGCAAATATTAGAGTTTACAAAAGAAAAATAAAAAAAAGCAGCTGTTTTAAAAAAACAGCCACTTAAAAAATATACTTAATTACATTTTAAAATAAATAAAATAAAAAGTCAATAGGAGGAATAATGGAGGTACAAAAATTAAAAGCAGCTAAAGACAGCTTAAATATAGCGATAGAGCTATTAAAAGAGTGTGAGCAAGATGTAAGGCTGCTAGAAGTAAAAAGAGATGATATAGACGAGTTAATTGAATCGAAGAGTATTCGACCATTTAACAAGCTAAACAAACTTAATCGAAACCAAGAAATAGTACTAGATAAATTAAAAGAACTAGATGACGATTTTATAATTTCTACAATATGTATTTTTGCAGATTCGTACCCATACGACACAGAAGTAGAGAACGCATTTACAAGTTTAAATAAACAAGAAGAACTAGAAATAATAGAGAGTTATACGAAGTATTTAAGGAGGAAGTAATATAAATGAAAAAACTTTTACAAGCAAGAGTATTATTACAAAAAAAGAAGATTAAAAAAACAGGATTCAACAAGTACACGAATCAAAAATATTTTGAACTATCTGACTTTTTACCATTAGCAAATGAAATATTTGATAGTTTGAAATTATATCCGCATTTTACCTTATATAAGGATAGCGCAAAGATAACATTTACTGACTTAGACACAAATGAAAAAGTTCAGTACACAATACCAAGTCAAACAACTGTAGGAGCTAATATGCAAACAATAGGAGGTATCATCACATATAGCAAAAGATACCTATATATGAACGCACTGGAGATAGCAGAGAGTGATGTTTTAGAACAAAACATACAAAATTATCAACCTACACCGCAAGCGGTTAAAGTAGCAACTAAATTTAACAGGAATGAAGCATTATCAACGATGCATACTCACAAAGTTGAATTAAGTCAAATAGATGGTTGGTTGAAGAAAAAGAACTTAAGTGTTGAATCACTAGAAGAAATACCAGATAAGGAGCTAGAGGAATTATGGAAAAACTTTTGTCAAAGTATAAAGAAATAAATGAAAAAATAGATATGTTAAATATCGAAAAAGAAGAAGTTAGACAAGAAATAATGTTAAAAATGAAGGCTGATAACTTAGATAAGTTTGAGAATGATACAGCTAAAGTTAGTATTAAACCAGCTTACTTTAGAAAATCATTTAATAGTAAAGATTTTAAAGCAGATAACCCGTTCTTATACGACCAGTATATAAAAGAAACGGAGATTCAAGAAAATGTCAACATCAAATTACAACTTTAAATTCGATGAAGTAACACACACTTATTATTTAGATGATAAGAAGTTGTTAAGCGTTACTCAATGTATCAAACTCTTACTAGGAGAGCAATACGAGGGAGTGCCTTACAATATTTTAAAACAAGCTGGAGATTATGGAACTAGAGTACATTTCCTAATAGAGAGCTTAGAAGATGGGATAGAATGGCAAACAAACAACGTTTATGAAGAAAACGCAATTAAGCAATATAAAAAGATAAAAGACTTTGAAACATTAGATAAAGAAATGTTTGTTCTTTACAAAGATATATACTGCGGACGTGTAGACGGTGTAGGGGACAACATAATATATGATGTAAAGACTACATCAAAGCTAAATAAAGAATATTTAAAGTATCAGTTATCGCTTTACTTAATAGCTTATGATGAATCTAATTACAGCAATTATAAAGGTTACGTGTTATGGCTGCCAAAAAAAAGTATAGGAAAGAAAGTTGAAATAGAACTATTTACAAAAGAAGAAGTATTAAAAATTATAGAAAAAATAAAGGAGATAAAACTCAATGATTAATAATGTAGTATTAGTAGGAAGAATAACAAAAGATATAGATTTGAGAATGTCAGAAAGCGGGAAAGCATATACAAACTTTACTTTGGCAGTAAATAGAGCTTTCAAAGGACAAGACGGGCAACAACAAGCAGATTTTATAAGCTGCAAGACTTTCAATAAACAAGCAGAGAACTTAGCTAGATATTGTGGTAAAGGTAGTTTAATAGCTGTTGTAGGTAGTATTCAAGTTGGTAACTTTCAAGGTAAAGACGGAAACACAGTATATAGAACAGAAGTAATTGCTAACAACATTCAATTTTTAGATACGAGAAATCAAGGACAGCAACAACAACCAACAAATAATAATTTCAACAACTTCAACCAACAACCTAATGCGATAGATGTAATCAATCAACAACATCAACAACAAGGAATGAACTTCAACAACACGGGATTAAGAAATAATAATACAGTCTTTGATAACTTCGGACAAGATTTTAACCCTAATGACTTTGATTTTAAAACAGTTCAGAATCCATTTACAAATGAATAGAATATGTCAAATGTATTTAACAATAAGGAATCAAAAGTATTATTACTGAACTTGCAGTTGTTAGAAGTGTTAGGAAAAGGAAAAGTAAACGAAGCATTAATATTACAGCAAATTGACTACTGGACAACGATTAACAAGAAAAAGAATGAGTTGTTTATAGACAATGAATACTGGTTGTTCAGTTCAGTTAATCAGATGTTTGAAAGAGATTTTAAGTTTTGTTTCGGAGTGGACACTCTAAAAAGAGCATTAGTCAAACTTGAAAAAGATGGTTACATAATTACACAAAAACACAAAAACGGAAAATTATATAGAGTAAATTACCAAAAAATAGATGAAGTTTATAACCTTAAATTAGATAAAAATATTAATATTAAAGAGATAAAAAAAGACAAAACTGAAAATCAAATAAAAAATTCAGAGTTAGGGCAAAATGCCCCAACCTCAAAAATAAAGAATGAAACAGAGGTTAGGGCAAAATGCACCAACTCACAAGGCAAAATGCACCAACTAGGTAAGGGCAATTTGCACCAACCGTTAGGGCAAAATGCCCCAACCATAAATAAGATTAATTATAAGATTAATATATATAATAATTATAATAATTATAATAACTTTATCAAAGAGATACTTAGTAATAACTTAGTAGCTGATAAAGTTAAGTTAAAGTTAGATATAGATTTATATGATTTTTGGTTTAATGCAATAAAACAAGATGTTAAGAAAGTTATAAGCAATTTACAAGCTACAGACGATAGCAAAACGTATAGCATAAACAACGAGAGCGTAGCAGTATCAAGTATTAAGGAGTGTTTAAATAGCTTAACTGAACAAAATATAAATTATTGCACGAAGCAAATCTTAAAAACTAAAAAAATTAATATTTTTGAAAACTATGTAATCGCAAGTTTGTACAATTCTACAAAAACTAAAAATTGTGAATTTAACTATAATTGGTTGGAAGATTAGGAGAGATGAATAAATTGAAATTTTTCGTAAGTATGGATGAAGTACCAAAGACTACAGCACAGCAAAAGAAATTTTCTACAAAGACAAAGACATTTTACAAACCTACAAAAGTTAAATATTCAGAGTATTTGTTAATAAGAGCGTTAAGCGGGAGACAACCAAGAGAGCCATATAGTAAACCTATTGAGTTGTATGTAACGTGGTTGTTTCCCTTAACAAAAAAAGCTAAAAACGGACAAGTAAAAGATACTAGACCAGACTTAGACAATTTACAAAAAACAATACAAGATATAATGACAAAGCTAGGTTATTTCAAAGACGATAATTTAATTACTGATATGCATTTAAAAAAGAGAATGCACGAACACACAGGTTTAATTATCCAGATTAAAGAAGTAGAAACAATAGATAATGAGTTAAATAAAGAGATAGAGGAGTTAGTAAATGGCAAAAAGTAAGAAGAAGAAAAAGGGAGGAAATAAGAAGTTTAGAAAGTCAAATCTAGTTCTTGCTAATCCTACAACTTTTACAAACATAGTTAGAAACGATGCAATAAAAAAACTAGAGCCAGAAGTTAGACGGATGGAAGAAGAGTTAATTCAAAAAGAAAAAGAGATGGAGGACTTAGTATATCAAGGCTTGTTTGTTAAATTGCTAGGAATACCATTACTAGCATTAAGAAATAGAGGTTACGGAAAGAAAAGGCTTGAAGAGTTTTTCAATGAGATGTACGAGATATTCAAGGATTTTCACTTAGAAAGATTATCAACTAACGACATAGCAGAAGCTATATACGATGAAACAGGTTACGACCTATTAGCGCAAAAGAAAGAGTTTGCTAAATGGTTGCAGGAAAATAGATTCGACAAAGAAAGAGGTAAATAAAAATGAAAAAAGAGTTTTGGCAGTTAAAAAGGATGGTTACAGGAAAAGAAATAGCACCAGCATTCACGGATGTAGAGGTAATCTATTTCAGATACGACAATAGAATTTATAGACTTGATAAAGAGGGAGTAAGAAGTAGAACTTATGGACAAACTACTATACCATTAGAGCTATTTGAAAATGATAGAACAGAAATCGAAGTATTAGAAATACATTTCTTTGAAACAGTTGAAGAAGAGAAAGAAGAGAAAGGAATAGAAAAATATGCAACAGTCGGCTCAGAATAATTTATTTACAACATTTAACAATATTGAAAAAATTAAAAAAGAAAAACAAGAAAGGAAAGTAAAGCCAGTGATTAGAGTTGAAGAAATGATAAAAAAAATTAAAGAGCATTACAATTTAAACGCACCTATGCTAGCACATAATCTAGGAGTAGATGTACAAGCTATTTACAGATGGGAAAAAGGCGGTAGACCTAATATAAAGCGATATAACAAGATTAAAGAGCTTTATGAGGAAATTACAAAGGAAAGTAAAGAGAAAGTCTTAGAACAGCCAGAAACAGCTAATAAAGAGGTTATAGAAGATATTACAGCAGGAACGCCGTTTATTAATTTAACAGGAGCAGGGAACAACGAAAACATGCTAATAAACGCAAGTACGATTAATTACATAAACCCTTTTACTAAAGCCCCAGAATATACAGAGGTTTCTCTAAATGAAGAATATTTATGTGTTAAAGAAAGCCCTGCAGAGATATTAGAACTCATTAGAAAGAAAATAAAAGAAAATGAAAAGAACTAAACTTGATGAATTAATGAGAGAGATTGGAGTTACTAACACAGGATTAGCTGCAGTAACTGGACTACATAGAAAAACTATACAAGAAGCTAGAGAGGGAATCGTAAGGCAACGTTACAGTACATGGAAAAAGATTAGTAAGGCAACAGGTGTAAGTGTGTATGAGCTGCAGAAGGTAATAGATAAGGAGTATTAAAAAATGAAAGATAAGAGTTTAAAAGAGATGCATAAGAAAATAGTAGGTAAGAAGATTCATGATATAAGAGTAAATCTAGGATTAACATTAGAACAGTTCGGAAAGTTAGTTAATGCTAAAAAATCAGATGTGTATCGTTGGGAAAATGGCTATCACTTACCTAACAAGAATAGATTGAAAGTAATAGCTATGAAAGGAGGGATTGAAGTATCACAGCTCTTACAAAGCAACGGACAAGAAGCTATTAAAGATATAATTGAAATATTTAAGAGTTTAAAGAGAGAAGAAAAAGAAGAATGTTTAACAGAGTTGTTAAACTTAGGTCTATAATATTTTCAATAAAAATCAATAAAATCAAAATTTAAAAACAAAGGAGAAATTAATGCTAGATAACTTAAAAAAAGTAATACAAATAGAAACAACAGAGGGAATGTTAGCAAACGATATTAACGAGTTTGTTCAAGATAGTAATATTGATGAGATTGGACTGGATGCAGCAAACGAAAAAGTGTTAGAAGTTAAAGTTTTAGATAGCATTCACGAGAATAAAAAAGTGTTATTAATATTCGTAGGTAACAAGTAGGATTCATAAGGCTTGTCTTGAAAATCAATTCAAGCCTTATAAATAAAATTAAGATAGGAGAGTGTGAGAGATGGAGATAAGAGAAGATAAAACAGTATCATCTGATTATAAAGAGTATATAACAGGGCAAAAAGAACTTTTCAACGGATATGCGACAGCTTATACATTCCCAAATGGATATGGAGCTAGCGTAATTTATCATGATATAAGTTATGGAATAGAACTAGCTGTATTAGATTCAGAAGACAAATTAACATATGACACACCTATTACTGATAATGTTATAGGTTATATAGAAACTAAAGAAGATTTAAACGGTTTATTGAGACAAATTAAGGAGTTATAAAAATGTTACAACCAAAGATTTATGTAAAAGATAAAAATAAAGTCTATGACACCCAAGTTATTGACTACAAAAACAAGATAGTTATTTTCTTTGATAGCAAAACTCGATGTACATATACTAGATTGTTCGATGAAGTAGAGTTCATGAATAACACAGGAATGAAAGAAGAGAATGGAAAGTATATTTATGTGGGAGATATTGTGAAAGATGGTGACGATATATACACAATTAAAAGAAGTGAGGTTTATAAAATATTATCTATGAGTAATAAAAATTTGTCTGTATTCCTTGATAAATGTATTTGTAGAGAAATTGAAGTAATAGGTAATATATACGAGAACAAGGAGTTATTGGAGGATATATAATGGAAAGATTTGAGGAAAACACAGGTTCATTAATTTTGTTTGGATTGTTATTGATTTTTTTAGGTTTAAGTTTAACGGTGTTTAAAGAAGATAAAGTCGAGGATTCATTACAAAAAGCAATAATTAAACTACCTAACAATGAAATAGTTACTTTAAATGATTAGGAGGATTAACAATGAAATGGCAAAAAGTTTATTTAAGAGAAATGGATGAAGAAGAAAAAGAATTTTTTAAAGGATATTCCAACGAGATATGGGATGGAGATATACCCGAACTTGATGAAGAAGTTCTAGTAACTTTGCCTTTGTCTTCTGGAGGATTTACTGATACCACTATTGATACGTGGGTAGAAGTTGATGGGGGATTAGGCTTTGAAAACACTGATAATGATATTATTTACTGGATGGAAATACCAAAATATAACGGAGAATTAGACGATTAGGGGGGTAAAAAATGAACGAAATTGTAAATTTTAATTTAACGATTGTATTTAAAAGTGGTAGGATATTAAATTTAATAATTAGTGATGTTGAGTTAGATTGGTTATTTGACACATGTTTTAAGAGAAGTGAAGGTAATTTTCTAAATTTAGGAAGTTATGAAGTGATTAATGTAAATGAGATTGAATATTTCACTTATAAGGAGATAAAAGAAGATGAATAAAGAAGAATTACTAAAAGAGTTTAATGAGAAAGTAGAACAATTAAGAGATGAGTTTATAAGTAAGTTAGAAGATGATAAGAAAGAGTTTGAAGTTGAGTTACCAGAAGATGGTGAAAAATTATATTTCATAAGAGATTTATATGGCACTGTATCAAGCAAAATTTTTAATATAAATACCATGAGTGACATAAAACGTTTTGAAAATGGTTTATATTTTGAAACTGAAGAAGAAGCTAAACAGCGTTTAAAAGAACAAAGACTACTGTTTAAAATTAAGAAATGGGCGGAGATTCATAACGAGGGATGGGAACCTGATTGGAGTGATGATGAAAAGAAATGGTATGTTTATTATAATCATGTTGAAGAAAGATTAAATGTAACGTGGGGTTATAATTCAACAAATTTTGCTAAACTACCATATTTCAAAACAAGAGAAATAGCTCAAGAGTGCATTGACTTATTCGGAGATGAAATAAAAGAGGTGTTTTGTTAATGAAAAGTAAATATCCAGTAGCTGTAGATATAAAAGAGGATGACATTTACAAAGCTCAAACATGGTATTTAGAGGAAGATAAATCAACAAACAACAAACTTCAATATTATGGATACGATGCAAATTTATATCCTTTACCAGATTTATCAAAAACTAGCGAAGAGAATCAAAAAGACGTAATATATAAAGTTAAAAGGTTATTTGAAAAAGACAATATAGAGATATGGTTAGATGATGTAAAAATAAAAGCTAAAAAAGGAACATCGACTATAACATTAAAAGCTAGGTTAAATGAAAATAAGCAAATAGAACTGGATTCAGACTTTGCTAAAAAGCTAGATGAAGTATATCAAAATTCACGAGCGATAGGAACGCTACAGTTTTTAGAAGAGTTAGAGAAAATAAAAGTATTAATTGAAGTGGAGGGTTAACATGAAATTAGAAGATTTAAGTAAAGCAAGTGAATTGAAAATCAAGTTAGAAAGATACGAGGAAATAATTGATAAGTTGCCAAGAGCTAGTTATTTAAGCCGCATCTATCAAAGGGAGAGAGATGAAGTAATAAGAGAGTTAAAAGAGTTAGGGGTAGAGGTATAAAGAAAATGAAATTGATTTTATACTACTTAAGAGAAATAATACTAAAGACATTTTGTAAAAAGAAATACTATGAAAGCAGTCCTAGTAATAGAGGTAAACCATTTATAAAACATGGGCTGGCACAAAAAAGATTTAATGATGGGATGCGAGAAATGCAGTTAAAAATAGATAATAATGAAGAATTAAAAAAGATACATGAAGAAATTACAAGAAGTTTAAAGATAGAAACAATTAGCGCTAAAAATTTAAAAGTAGAAAGGTTAGAGGATATAAAAGAATGGAATCTTTAGAAAAATTTAAACAAGTATTATTGTATGAAGAGATAACGAGAGTCAACGAAGATACGTTAACTTTAAAAGATGGAACAAAAGTCAAGTTTTATATGTCTGATAATGATTGTTGAGCGTGTGCTTATGGTGTCTGGAAGTTGTCAGAAAACTTTGAGGGAATAATAACTGATGTTCAATTTAGACATGATAAAGAAGTTTTCTACGACGAGAACGTAAACAAGCTGTATATAACAGTATTCCATAACCAAAACGAGATAGCGCAAGCAGAGTGCCACGCAGATAACGGAAACGGTTATTATTTCTCTGTTTTGTCTGTGAGAGTTACAAACATTGACGGAAAGAAAATTGATGATTTTACAATATTAGAAGGATAAGAAAAGAAAGGATAAAGAATAAATGAAAAAGATACTATTTACAATAACAACAATTTTTATGATTATATTTTTTGGAGGATATGCAGCAGCCAACGAGATTAAAGTTGACAAGCCAGAAGTTAAAGTTACAACAAGTGGAGACAGATTCAGCCCAGTTACAGTAGAATATAAGACTAAATTTAGCGATGATTTAAAGATTAATAACGGAGATAAGGTCGTATTCAATCTACCACAAGAGCTTAATTTACAAACAAGCTATAATTTTGATGTAAACAGCGCAGAGGGTGCAGTAGTAGGAAAAGCAACTGCGAGCGTAGAGAATAACAATGTTACTACAGTATTTAACGATTATTTCACTAACAAACCATTAAATAAGAGTATGCAGCTATCACTAATGACAGTATGGAACAAAGAGAAAGTTACAGGTATAGAGAAAAAAACTTATGATTTAAATTTCAATGGAACAGTAGTAAAAACAGAAGTTGAACAAGATGGACGACCAGACCCGCAAGAAATAGTTACAAAATGGGGCGTTCAAAAAGACAGTAACACAATTAATTGGTGGGGTAGACTGAATTATAAGAAAGCTAACCTTACTAACGCAGTAATAACTGACAAATGGGACAGCAACCAAGAGTATGTAAAAGGAAGCTTAGAAGCTAAAATTCTATCAAATATTGACCCATGGACAGAAATCGGAGATGTAGATTCTAAATACATTAATATCACTGATACAGGATTCACAATTACATTACCATCATTAAATGATATAGTTTCTGTTAACTACTTAGTTAAATTAAAAGATACAAGCAAGAATCCAACTAACAATTTAAGAGTTCAAGCGGATAACAATGTAGATTGGGATAAAGATGTAGAGGTGCAAATTGCAAAAGGTACAGGAAATGTAGAGGGAGAAAACAAACCAGAACCAGTATTTGAAATACCTAACGAAGCACCTAAATACGAAAAGCCAGAACTTAACATTAATGATATTCCGTTAATGCCACCAGCACCGATTGTAGAAAAGCCTTATCTTGATTTAAAAGATATACCTTTACTACCACCTGCACCAGTGCTAGAGAAACCATATCTTGATATTAATGATATACCTATGTTACCACCAGCTCCAGTATTAGAATTACCAGAACTTAAGATTCCAGAGCAACCAAAAGAGATTGAAAAGCCAAAAGAAAAAGAAGTAACTAAAGTTGTTAAGGAAGTTAAAAAAGAAACTAAACAAACTAATCAAGTTAAGAAGTTAGCTGCAACAGGGACAACAAGTAAAGATGTAACATTCTTAATTGTAGGAGCATTAGCACTAGCATTAGTATTGAATCGTAAGAGAGTTAAATAAGATTAAAAGAGGATAGTATATGAGAACGAAAGAGGAAAAGAGAGCAAACTGGAAAATTCATTATTTAAGTAGAATTAATTATTTACAAGGATTGATTGAGAGTAAAAATAACACACTAAAAACAATAGAGTACAGAAAATCACAAGTAAAAGCTATTGATTATGCAAAAGAACAAATCAAAGGTGGAAATAAATCTAGCTGGGAAGCACTTATAGATAAGACGGACGAGTGTAAAGAATACATCATTCAAAAGAACATAGAATTACATGATTCAATACTAGAGATTATGAAAGTAATAGACAATGTTAAAAATGATGAGTACAGATTATTGTTAAGCATGAGATATATAGAATGCAAGAAGTGGGATGAAATTGAAACTAGGTTAGATATAAGCACTAACACTAGAGCTAACAAGCACACGGCAGCTCTAAAAGAAATCTATATCCCTAGAGTTTAAATAAGTATTAGAAAGTAGGAATAAGTATAAAGAGGTACACACAAGTATATTTGAATTTGATATAATATAAATGTAAGAGTTAACAGGGAAAGTTAACAAATGGTATTTAGTCATAATATCGTGTTTGAGCGATAAAACTTTCCTTTCAGATTAATATTTTTTAAAACATAATTACTTAAATCATAATTACTAACAAAATTATATATAAGATAAATAGGCAAAACGTTCTCTGTTAGCTACTTGCAAAATTGAAGATTATTACTTCTATTCATAATGAAAAACTCTTTATTTTAATTTTATTTTTTAATACTTCGGGTAATCATAAAAAAATATTTACAATGCGACATACCTTTAATATTTTTTTAATTTTTTTATACGAAAGAAAAGCACTTTAAACGGTGCTTTTTTTATTTTATCAAGAAAGGGGGCGATAAAATGGCAAAGTATGATGACTGGTTAACGGAAGAAGGTTTAACAGTTATAGAAGGTTGGGCAAGAGATGGCTTAACCGATAAACAAATAGCTCAAAATATGGGAATAGGTTACACTACTTTCAAAGGGTGGAAGAAACGCTTTGTGTCTTTTTCGTCCTCCTTAAAAAAAGGCAAGGAAGTAGTAGACAGGCAAGTAGAGAACGCATTATTTAAGAGCGCTGTAGGTTTCCACTACACAGAAGAAACTGTAACTAATGCAGGAGCTGTAGTAACTGTTACTAAATACAGCAAACCAAACACAACAGCTCAAATATTTTGGTTGAAGAATCGTAAAGCAGCATGGAGCGACCAAAAAGACAACGCAGCAGCGCCAGAGCCTGTAATAATCGTTGATAGTTGGGATGATGATTAATGAGTGTATTTAGAATTGAAAAGAACGTGAATCCGCACTTTAAAAGCGTGTGGGAATCAAAAGTCCCTTACAACGTTTTAAAAGGTGGACGTAACAGTTTCAAGTCTTCTGTAGTAGCGTTAAAGCTAGTTAAAGAGATGAGTAAACAACTAAACAAGAATAAAAGAGCTAATGTAGTAGTAATCAGAAAAGTAGCTAACACAATACGAGATAGTGTATTCAACAAGATACAATGGGCTTTAAATATTTATGGTTATGCTAATCAATTCAAAGCAACAGTAAGCCCGTTTAAAATCACACATATTTACACAGGCTCTACCTTTTACTTTTATGGCGCAGATGACTTCCAAAAGCTAAAATCAAACGATATAAGCGATATTGTTGCAGTGTGGTATGAAGAGGCTGCGGAGTTTGACAGTAAAGAAGAGTTTGACCAAACTAACATTACTTTCATGAGACAGAAGCATAAAGACGTAAGGTTTGTTAAATTCTACTGGAGCTACAACCCGCCTAGAAACCCTTACAACTGGATTAATGAGTGGAGCGAGGAAGTAAAGACAGATGATAGTTATTTAGTACATGAATCTAGTTACTTAAACGATGAACTAGGATTCGTTACTGAACAAATGCTACTGGATATTGAGCGTATTAAACAAAACGATTATGAGTATTATCGTTACATCTATCTAGGAGAGCCAGTAGGACTAGGAAGTAATGTTTATAATATGTCTTGTTTCCATCCGTTAACTGAACTACCTAGCAATGATAGATTAATAGGAATATCGTATGCACTAGATACAGGGCATCAACAGAGCGCTACTGCTTGCGGTGCTTATGGTATTACTGCAAGAGGTAATGTAATTCTATTAGACACGTATTATTATAGTCCAGCAGGTAAGAGTGTTAAGTTAGCACCTAGTGAGTTAACTGTTGAGATTAAATCGTTTATAGATGAAGTACAAGACAGATACAATGCTAACTTAATTCAGTTAACAATAGATAGTGCAGAGGGTGCTTTAAGAAACCAGTTCTTTAAAGATTATGGTATACGTTGGCATCCAGTAGCTAAAAAGAAAAATCAAACCATGATTGATATGGTAACAAGTCTACTTGCGCAAGGTAGATTTTTTTATTTAGACAATGAAAATAACAAAATATTTATTGAAGAACATAAGATGTATAGATACGATGAAAAGACTATCAACACAGAAGAGCCAAGAGTGGTTAAAGAGGACGACCACACAGTAGACGAGTTCAAATATTTTGTATTAGACAACGCAAAACTTCTAGGATTAAAAGCATAGGAGCGAGAGTAATGAGAATAATAGAAATCATTAAGAATTTATTTAAAAGGAGCAAATGGCAAATGCAGGGAAGTTTAATTAATTTGACAGACCATCCGAAAATAGCAGTTACTAGCGAAGAATACAACAGGATTCAAAGTAACTTAACATATTATCAAAGTAAATTTGATGATGTGAAGTATATCAATACAGACGGAGAGCAGCAAACAAGAAAATATAATCACTTGCCATTGGCAAGAACTGCATGTAAGAAGATAGCTAGTTTAGTTTATAACGAGCAAGCAGAAATCACAATAGAGAACGAACAAACAAACGAGTTTATTCAAAGCATACTTAACAACGATAAGTTTAACAAGAACTTTGAACGATATCTTGAAAGTTGTTTAGCACTAGGTGGTCTAGCAATGCGTCCATACTTTGATGGTAAAACAATTAAGATAGCTTTCATTCAAGCACCAGTATTCTTACCGTTAGAGAGCAATACTCAAGATATATCAAGTAGCGCTATTGTTACAAAGACTATTAAGAGTGAAGGCAAAGAGAACAAATATTACACACTAATAGAGTTTCACGAGTGGGACGGAGAAGACTTAGAAATTACTAACGAGCTTTATAAATCTAATTCTAGTAGTGTAGTAGGAACTAGAGTACCTTTAACTGAATTGTACGAAGATTTAACAGAGAGTGTAACAATTAAAGGTTTAAGTAGACCGTTATTTACTTACCTTAAAACAGCAGGAATGAATAACAAAGACATTAACAGTCCACTAGGTTTATCAATCTTTGATAATGCAAAAACTACAATAGACTTTATCAATCGCACATATGATGAGTTTATGTGGGAGATTAAGATGGGGCAACGCAGAGTTGCAGTACCAGATAACTTAACAGAAGTAACATTCCAAAATGAGAACGGCGGATTCGTTAAGAAACGTAGGTTTGAAGTAGAACAAAATGTATTTGTTCAAGTTGGTGGTGGGATAGATGATAACAAGATAGTAGACTTAACTACACCGATTAGAGCAGAGGATTATATCAAAGCAATTAACAAAGGCTTATCAATTTTTGAAATGCAGCTAGGAGTTAGTGCTGGTATGTTTACTTTTGATGGTAAGAGCATGAAAACTGCTACAGAGGTAGTTAGTGAAAATTCAGATACTTACCAAATGAGAAACAGTATAGTTTCACTAGTAGAAATATCATTGAAAGAGTTAGTAATATCTATTTGCGAACTTGCTAAAGCTAACGGAATCTATAACGGAGAAATACCGACATTCGAAGAAATATCTATTAATTTAGATGATGGAATATTTACTGATAGAAACGCAGAGCTTACATACTGGATTAAGGCTGTAGCTAGTGGATTAGTAAGTCGTAAGTTTGCAATAGGTAAGATATTAAATGTAACTGATGAAGAAGCTAGCGAGATGTTAAGCGAGATTAATAAAGAAGTTGAGCCGCAGTTAGAAAAAGAAGACATAGATATTTATGGAATAAACGAAGATGAAGATAACAGAAAACGATGGTAAGTTCTGGTTAAAGTCTAAAGAAGTAGAACAAGTCTACCATGATTTAACTATAGAACTTATGATAAATACAATTAAAAGATTAAAGCAACGTGGTAATGCAGATTTATTAAGAAACCCTTATGTATGGCAATTAGAAAAGTTAAACGATATGCATTTGTTAACAGAAGAGAATGTTCAAACAATAGCTAAATATAGTGATATATCAGAAAGGCTGTTCAGAGATGTTATTGCTAACGAGGGATTTGAAATATACAAGCACGGACACGAACAACTAGCAAAGGCGCTAGAGACAACTGCTAATATCAATTATGGCTTGCAAAAGTCTTTAGATGCAATGGCGAGACAAACCATGTACGAAACTAATAATTTAATTAATACCTCTCTTCCTCCTGCTCTACAAAAAGGCTTTAAGCAAGCACTAGAGAAAGCAGTAGGGGCGGTTGTTGGTGGTATATCAGATGAGAAAAAAGCCTTAACTAAAGCAGTATTTGAAATGTTTGACAATGGCTTTACTGCATTTGTAGATAGAGGAGGTAGAACATGGACTGCAGAGCGTTACGCACAAACAGTAATAAGGACTACAACTTTCAGAACTTATAGAGAGCTAAAAGAAGAGCCTGCGGAGGAGTTCGGGATAGACACATATTACTACAGCGCTAAATCAAGTGCTAGAGAGATGTGCGCTCCTCTACAGCACAGAATCGTAACTAAAGGAGTAGCAAGAACTATAAAAGGAGAGCGAGTATTAAGTTTACCAGATTATGGTTTAGGAACTCCTGGAGGTTGTCTAGGGATAAACTGCGGTCATTACCTTACACCATTTGTAATAGGTGTCAACTACAAGCCAAGATTAAGAGAAGATGTAGAGAATCTTACAGAGGAAGATTTAAAACAAAACGCAATTGATAAAGCAAAGCTAAAATCATACGAAAGAGCCATTAAGAAAGTTAAAGATAAAAAACAAATGGCAAAAGCTCTTGACAATACAGAGTTATATGACAAGTTAAAGCTCCGTGAAAGAACATTAAGGAGCAGTAAAAGAGAATTAATAGAAAAGAATCCATTTGTTTTAAGATGGTAAAAACTAGACCTAAAGTAAGTCGTTAAACTGCTTTTTTTTCGTGTTTAATACCACGTTATGTATTAAAAATTTAGTCGAAGGACGTAAAACGAAAGGAGTTCTTAAATGAGCTTAAAAAGAGAAATGTTAATTAATGCAGGTATAACGGATAAAGAAGCGATAGACGAGATAATGCAAGCGTACGGTGCAGGACTAGAACACGCTAGAACACAAGTAAAGAATGAGTTAACTGCAGAGAATGAGACATTAAAACAGCAACTAGAGACTCAATCACAAACGCTAGAAGATTTAAAGAAAAGTAGTGAAGCTAACAGCGATGTTAAGCAGGCATTAGAAAAGTTACAACAAGAGTATGAGCAGTATAAGGTTGAGAGCGACAGTAAGCTGCAACAATTAAATAAAACTAATGCTATTGCACTAGCTCTAAAAGATGTCAAGGCACATGATTCTGATGTTCTAATGAAACTAATTGACATTGACAAGATAGAACTAGGAGAAGATGGTAGACCTAAACTAGACGAAGTAGTAAACGGGCTTAGAGAAAGTAAGCCGTTCTTATTCGAACAAGAGCAAGTTCAACAGCAAGCACAACCGCAAATAGTTGTTGGCGGGAATCCAAACGGAACAGGGCAAACAGAAAGAAACCCGTTCCAAGCAATAATTGATAAATATAACTAATGCAATCAAAGGAGATTAAACAAATATGGCAGGAAATCAAAATCAACCAATCAGAATTTATGAAAAAGAATATAAAGGAATATTAAAGTCAGTTTTTAACGCAACTAAAGCATTTAGCGGAGTATTAGCTCCTATTCAAATTAAAGATGGTGTTCAGCACAATGCTAAAGCGTTTAGTGTTAAAACTAATGCTACACCAGTAGTAATTGGAACTTACAACACAGATACAAATACAGCATTCGGAACAGGAACAGGAACAGGCAGCCGTTTTGGTAATATGACAGAAGTTATCTATCAAGATGAAGATGTACCTTACAGCTACGACTTAGCTATTCACGAGGGAATCGACCGACACACAGTTAACAATGACTTAGATGTAGTTGTTGCAGAACGATTTGAATTACAAACAGAAGCACAAACAAGAGACATGAATAAGAAAGTAGGTAAATTCTTATCAGATAACGCTGGTAAAACTGAAAATCTTGCAGACTTACAAGAGGGAACAATTAAGAAATTATTTAATGGCATTCATACATATGCTGTTAACAGTGAAATTAGCGCCCCAATGAAAGCATATATTAGGTCAGAATTATATAGCGCAATTGTTGATATGGCTTCAAACACTACAGCTAAAGGCTCTAGCGTGTCTATTGATGAGAACAAACAATTAAAATATAAAGGCATCGTATTAGAAGAAACAGCGGAACAATATTTCCCAACAGGTGTAGTTGGACTAGTTGCTCCAGATGATGTTGTAATTCCATTCGTTGGTATCAACACAGCTAGAACTATTGAGGCTACAGAGTTTGATGGTGTTAAATTACAAACAGCTGCAAAAGGTGGTAACTACATTTCAGATGACAACAAAAAAGCAGTTGTTAAAATTGCAGGTACACTAGCTTAATAGGAGGTAACAATGCCTAAATATACAATTAAGAAAGAATTTACAGACAAATACGAGAAATGCACTTACGAAGTAGGAGAGACAGCAGAATTTTCTGAAGAAAGAGCAGAAGAGATTAAACTAGCTCTAGGAGAGGATGCATTAGTATTAAAGAAAACTAAAAAAGAAAGTACAGAGGAAGTTTAGTAATTAGCTTCCTCTTTGTAGGAGGTTAAAAAATGAGTTACTTAACTTCAAATGAATACGAAAGACTAGGATTCGATGAGATAGATAATTTTGAACAGTTAGAAGAGCGAGCAAGTAGCGTTATTGACTTATACACGGACTACTTTTATCACAATATAAAGTTTGAAGAAGATAATCCCATAAGAAAGAACGCAGTTAAGCAAGCAATAGCATATCAAATTAATTACATGGATAGCAGCGGAATCACAACCGCAGAAGATAAAGCAAGTTTAAACAGCTTGTCAATAGGTAGAACAACAATCAATTACAGCAATAACACAACTAACGCTATAAAAGATAGTCTCAATCTCTCACAAGATGCACTTAACTTATTAAATAGCGTTGGTTTCGGTTATAAGAAAGCTATATATGATAGATAAAAGACTACTAACTGATACTATCCAAGTACAATTAATTGATGATGTTGATATGTGGGGGAAACCTACACACCAAGAGCCTTTTACAGTAAATTTTGTAAGGTTTGACAGACTTACAATAGATAAGACTGAAAAAGCTAGTAAGCTAACTAACACGGTTAGGAATCGAACAGGGAATATATTTATATATCCTAGATTTTCTAAAGTGAAAGTAAATGATAGTTGGTTACAAGCAAAAATTACAGACGAGCATGGAATGTATGAAGTAGTTAGTTATCAAGTGAATTACTTTAACGGCAAAGTCTTCTCATACGAGGTTAACGTAATCTAATGAGTATAACAGTTAGTTACGATATAACAAAATTAGAGCGTAGCGTTACTTATGGTGCTATGAAAGAAGCCCAGTTCAAAGTAGCAGAACAGGTTGTAATGGATTCAGAACGCCACGTACCGCAAAGAGGCGGTACTCTTGTTGGTACAGGGAAAGCGTACAGCGGTTACGTTACATGGGATACGGTATATGCAAGAGCACATTACTTTGGAACAAACGGTATTGTTACATTTAGAAAATATTCAGTTCCAGGAACTGGTACTAAATGGGTAGAAAAAGCAGCAGCAAGTAACATGAAGAACTGGGAAGAAGTAGCATTGAAAGGACTTAATTTACAATGATAACAAACAATGATTTTCAAATAGTACTATGTAATTATGTAAATACACTTAACTTAGGATTAAAAGCTAGAATAGACTACTTTAATGAAAGAGATGACCTAGTTATTAATCTTATAAGCGGTGGACGAGTAGAACAACTATTTATGGACGGCTCACAAGAAATTAGCTTACCTTATGAAATCGCAGTAAAAAGCAAAGACAATCAACGAGCAAATGCTATTATATGGACTATTCACAGCTATTTATCGCAATTCGGGATAAAATTACCTAGTTTAAACAATTCGTATCAATTTTTAGAAATGGAGATAGCCAAGCCATCTATCAACGGACAAGATGAGCAAGGCTTTTTCATTTACACATTAACATTAACAGCAAAATTAGAAATTAAAGGAGATTAATTAATGGCAAGACAAAAGAACGCACTTAGAAAGCATTATGTAGCAGTATTCAACCCTGCTAACCCAACAACAGCGCCACAAAAAGCAGATTATAAGCTATTAGCTAAATACATTAAAACTGTAAACGATGAAACTGATGAAGATACTGACGACATCGCATACTATGACGGAGACGGGACACCAGAGGAAGTAGTAGTATCTGTTAAAGCTGGTTTCTCATTTGAAGGGAACTACGATGTAGAGGACGAAGCACAAAAACTAATCGCAGGACTACGTTATAAAGTGGGAGATGAGCGTAAATTATGGTTTAAAGTAGTAAGTTCAGACAACAAAACACAATGGGAAGCAGTTGCCATCGCAAGTGGAATCAAAGCAGGAGATGGAGACGCTAACGAATTTGAGAACTTTGAATGTACTTTAAGATGGGTTACATTACCAAAAGAGACAGCAGTTGTTTAATTAATATAATTTAGGAGGATATTTAACATGGTTGTAATTAAAAGATATGAAAACACTATTCCAGTAGAATTTGGAGAGTTTACTTTAAACTTTGCAGTAAATGATAAAAACATAAAAGAGCTTGATAGATTAGGCAAAGAACTAGGTAAGTTAGAAGAAAAAGCTAATAACATGACAGGAACAACGGAAGATATAGACACTATCTACAACATAAGCAAAGATATATGGGAATCACTATTTGATACAGATGTGTTCACTAGAGTTTACAGCTTAGCTAATGAATCTAGTATTTCTTGTTTATTGTTCGCAATACAAATGATTAAAGGCTTACTTGAAGAAATCGGGAACACTTATAAAGAAGATAAACTATTGAAATATCTTGAAGATTAACCATGTTAAATTTATCAAAAAAACTAGAAGATAATTTAATAATTGGAAGCGATGTTTATCCTCTTGACTTAAGTTTTGGCAAAGTGTTAAGAGTATTTGAACTACTTCAAGATTCAGAGATACAAGAGGAGATAAAGCCTTATTTAGCGTTACAAATGCTAACTGGTGCTAATTTCTCAAATTTTGACTTGATGGAAGTAAATGAAATCTTAGAAGAAGTGTTCAAAGCACACATTGTCAACGAAAAAACACAAGCAATTGAATATGACCTAGCTGGCAACCCTATGCCAGTACAACAAAAGAAAGAGGAGGAGCGAGTATATAGTCTAAAGTATGATGCGGATTATATATTCGCTTCTTTTTTTCAGGCTTATGGAATCGATTTAATCGAAGAAAGACAAAAATTGCATTGGAAAAAGTTTAATGCTCTGTTAAATGGACTTCCTAGCGATACTAAATTCATGGAAGTATTGAAGATACGTAGCTGGAAACCAAGAAAAGGAGACAGCGCAGAGTATAAAGAAGACATGAGAAGACTACAACAAGAATATGAACTTCCTTACGAAGAATAAATTATCTTAAAGAATAAACAAGAAAGGAGGTTGAAAAATGGCAGTAGGTAAAGTAAAAATAGATGTTGACTTAACAGGAGAAAAGGCAAAGTCTGGGATAAAAGGAATTAAAGATTCGCTAGAGGGACTAAAGAGTGCAGGGCAAAAGACAGGCTCTCTATTTAAAAGCGTGTTAGGTGCTAATTTAGTGAGTGCTGGTATTGGTAAAGCTATTAGCGGTGTTACTAGCGGTGTTAAGAGTATGTTAACAGAGCTTAACAACTCATCTAAAGCATGGCAAACGTTCGAGGGAAACATGCGAATGTTAGGTAAAAGTTCCGAAGAGATAGGGACTGCAAAAAGAGCAATGCAGGACTATGCAACCAAAACTATTTATAGTGCTTCTGACATGGCACAAACCTATTCACAATTAGCAGCAGTAGGAGTTAAAGAGACTGACAAGTTAGTTACTGGATTCGGTGGACTAGCTGCAGCTGCAGAGAATCCGGCGCAAGCTATGAAAACATTAAGTACACAAGCTGTTCAAATGGCGGCGAAACCTAAAGTAGCATGGCAAGACTTCAAGTTAATGATGGAACAAGCACCCGCAGGGATGGCGGCTGTTGCCAAAGAAATGGGAATGTCTTTAGAGGAACTTGTAAAAGGAGTTCAAGACGGTACAGTTAAAACAGAAGAGTTCTTCAATGCGATTAAGAAAGTTGGTAATAACGCAGACTTTTCTAAAATGGCAACTGAATTTAAGACAATAGACCAAGCTATAGATGGCGCAAGAGAAGCACTAGCAAACAAACTAGAGCCAGCTTTTAAACAACTTAGTAAATTCGGAATTAAAGCTATTAAAAGTTTAACCGATGCAATGGAGAAGATAGACTTCAACGGGATGGCGGAGAAGTTAGGTAATTTCTTAGATGGAATTAATATCGATGGAATTGTTAGCAAAATAACTGCTGGTGTTACATTGTTAACTAACACAGTTAAAAAGATGTGGAATGCATTCAGAGATAGCGGAGCAGTTACTGCAGTTGGTAACGCTCTTAAAAGTGTTGGTAATGCAATATCTCATATTATAAGCTCGTTAGCTAATAGCGGTGTATTATCTGTTATAGCAAGAGTGTTCGGAGAGATAGTTAAATGGGCAGCTAAAGTAGTTAGCGCAATAGGTAAGATTATAAGCGCTATCCCACCAAGTGTATTAAGTGCTATAGCTTACGGATTCTTAGCGATAGCTAGTTCAATTAAAGCTATTAAAATGGCGTCTAAAGGATTAGACTTCTTGAAAATGCTAAAAGGCTCTAAAGGAGCTAGTAAAGGCGGTATAGGTAATCCGTTAGAGGATGTTACAGGTAAAGTAAGCGAATCGAAAAGCCGACTAGAGTCGCTTTTTAAAGGAATCGGTGGTGTTATTAATAATGCTCTAAAAGGAATAGGAGCGGTAGTAAAAGACGCAGGTGTTGGTCTGAAAAATGTATTTGAAGGTCTAGGAAAAGGTGTTCAAAGTGTTGGAAAGGGAATATCAACAGCAGCACAAGGCATAGGAAAAGGCATCAAAACAGCGTTAAGTGGTGTGCCTAAAATCATTGATAGTTTAGGTAAAGGAATATCAACAGCAGCACAAGGCATAGGAACAGGGCTAGCAACTGCATTTAGAGGACTAGGTCAAGCAATAGCAATGGTACCACCTCAAAACTTTTTAGCACTAGGAGCAGCAATTGCTCTAGTTTGTGCAGGGCTTGCACTATTAGGAACGCAAGGAGAAGGTGTTGCAATGGTATTTACTGCATTAGGAACAGCAATAACAGCAGTAATTACAGCGTTAGGAACAGGACTTACAGCTATTATAAGTTCACTAGGTACAGCCTTAACTTCAATCATCACAGCATTAGGAACAGGACTTCAAGCAGCCCTACAAGGTGTGGCAACAGTTATTATAGCTATTGGAACTGGTATTCAAAGCGCTTTACAAGGTGTAGCGAGTGTGGTAACTAGCTTAGGTAGTGCAATTCAGAGCGCACTAGTGGGAGTTGGTGCTGCAGCAACTGGAGCAGGTAACGGAATAAGGTTAGCGTTCGAGGGAATCGGTAGTGTAGTATCTAGTGTAGGTAGCGCAATTCAGAGCGCAATGCAAGGTGTAGCAAGCGTGATTGAAAGCGTTGGGAGTTCTATTAAATCAGTATTAGAAGGACTGAAAAGCGCATTTGAAGGTGTTGGAAATGGAATTAAAAGTGTATTTGAAGGCATCGGAACAGTAATTACTAGTGTTGGTAGTTCAATTAAATCAGTATTAGACGGTATTTCTAACGTAATTAGAAGTGTTGGAGAATCCGCAGAACGTGCAGGGAACGGGTTCAGACTTTTCGGAGAAGGTATTAGAAATATAGCTAGTGTTGGTGTTGGTAATCTTGCAGGTTCATTAGCAGCGATAGCATTGGGATTAGGTAGTATCACTAGTAAAGCTGGAGAAATGCAATCATTAAGCAGCGCTATGAATTCATTTAGTAGCGCCCTTAGTTCTGTAAGTAGTGTAGCGCAAACTACAGGAAGCGCCTTACAGTCGATGGTAGCTCCTATTGATGCAATTAAAGCAGCGTTCGATACAATCCCAGCTTCTATAACGGCTGCAAGCACAGGTTTATCAACATTCGCAACAGCCGCTCTAACTTCATTAGCTGGATTAACAGCGATGAGTACACAACTAGAATCATTTAACACTAGTATTATGTCATTAAGTTTAGGTATAACAATGGCAGTTTCTCAATTTACAATGTTCGGAGCTGCAATTACAGGTATGGGAGCAGCATTAAGCGGTGTATCAATGATGTTTACAACACTTAACACAGCAATAACTGCAATGTCAATGTCTTTCACTGCATTAAGTGCTTCTATAACTTCAACAGTAGCGCAATTAAGCGGAATAGGAACGGCAGTAGCTGGAATTGGTATTCAAATTACAAGCATGGCAGTATCTGTAAGTAGTGCAATGACAACAGTATCTAGCAGTATTACTAGTTCAATGCAAAGCGCAGTATCTGCAGTGCAAAGTGCTTGTTCTCAAATCATATCTGCATTATCTCAAATGGCATCTGAAATGAGCCAAACAGGAAGCAGAGCAGGGCAAGAATGCGGGCAAAACATTGCTAACGGCTTAAATAGTTCTATCGGTGCTATTACTGGAGCAATGAGCAGTATCAATAGTGCAATGCAAGGTGTAGCGAGAAGCGGAATCGGTGCAATGGTAAGCATAGGAGCGCAAATAGGAAACGGACTAGCGCAAGGGATGATGAGCGCATTAGGAGCAGTAACAGCAGCAGCTAACGCTCTAGTTGCACAAGCAGAACGAGCAGCAAGAGCAGCAGCGATGATTCACTCCCCATCTAGATTATTTGCTAGATTAGGTGTGTTCGTTCCTGCAGGTTTTGCTAAAGGGATTGAAAAAGGTAGTCCAACAGTATTTAAAGCCTTAGGAAACATGGTTGATAGAGCTAGTGGAATGAGTATAGCTCCTGAGAAAATGTTATCTCTAGGACGTGGAGGACTAGGACTAGCAACAGCAGGAGCAACTAACACAGTTAACAACAGCACAGCTAACAATTACAAAGCATTATTGCACATAGAAAATTTTGAAAATCATTCTAAAGATGATGTAAGAGATTTATATAAACAAATTAAATTCATGATTAGAGAGGAGGGCGGAAGACTTGATTAATAAATATATTAAATACAATGGCATAACATCTAAAGAGTTAGGATTAAGACTTGTGGATGATATAGAGATAGAATCAACTGAAAAGAATATAGAATTAATTGAGATAGATGGAGTTAACGGTGGAAAGATTCGTAATAAAAAGAATTTAAAACCTATTCCAAGAGCCTTTCCTTTCACTCTATATCAAGGAGTGAATATAACACTTGATGTTAAAAATAGACCAGATGGAACAAGATATTTAGAGAAAAGGCAAGTAACAAGCCCTAAAGTTGATGTAGAAGAAACAACAAGATTAATGAATATATGGTTAATAGAATCTAGCGGAGAATGGAAAGACTTTGAGTATAGTTGGGATGATAAATATTTATATAAAGCTGCATTTTTTGAAACGTTTAATATAAAAGGTAGTTTAAACGCTAAAAAGAAATGCATATTAAACTTTAAATTACATCCTATCAAATATTTAAAGCTAGGACTTCAACCTATTCAAATTAGAAAAGGGCAAACCATAGTTAACCCAGAGCTTCGAGAAAGTAAACCATTAATCAAGTTAACAGGGACAGGAGATGTTAAGTTAACTATTAATTCGCAAATATTCAAGTTAAAAGGTGTTAGTGGACACATTGTAATTGACTGTGAGACGCAGTCCGCTTATTACAACAATAAAGAACCGCAATACGACAAAGTATATACTTATCCTTTCCCAGTATTACAACTAGGAGAAAATACTATTAATTGGGATAATAACTCTTTTACTTGTGAAATTACACCAAGATGGGAGGCTAACGCATAATGGCATATCCTATTTTATACAACGCAAACGAAACTAATTTTGAGCATTTAGGAGTATCGGTGTTAACCGATGCTTCTAATTGTTACGTTTCAAGAGAGCGTAACGGAATTTACATTCTTGAATTTGACTACAACTCCAACGGAAAAGATGTTGATAAGATTAAAGAAGGAATGATAATCAAAAGTGATGCAGGACATCGCGCCAAGAATCAAAGATTCATAGTATCGCAAATTACAAAAAATAAAGATGGATTCAAATTTTATTGTCAACATGAATCATACGTTAAAACTGCTATGAATGTTATCAACGGAGAAATAAAAGTACAAGGTAGCGCAACAAATGCGCTTGAAATATGGAAGGATAACCTATTAGACAGTAAGGAAAAGTTTTTTGTATGGTCTGACATCACAACAAACAATACTACTAAATGGACAATTGACAATATAGAAAACGCAAGAGAAGCACTAGGAGGAAAAGAAGGCTCTATTCTTGATGTGTGGGGCGGAGAGTATGAGTTTGATAATCTAAACATTAAACTACATAAGCAAATGGGAAGAGATACACCGACAATTATCGCTTATGGTAAGAACTTATTAGATATAGAACAAGAGGAAAGTATATTAGAAACTTATACATCTATATTTCCATTTGTTAAATACCAAGATACAAACGCTAAACACAAAGACAAAGAAGAGGTAATAATAACACTTCCAGAAATAATAATAGACAGTCCGCATGCTAGTAACTTTACACATAGAAGAATACTAAAAGTAGATTTTTCAAGCGATGATAAGATAAGAACGGTTGAAAAGTTAAGAAGTGAAGCTAATCATTATATTAAAAGTAATAATGTAGGAGTACCAAAACTTAACTTAAAGCTATCTTATCAAGATTTATCTAAAGTAAGCAGCGTATTTGGAAATACTGCTATTGAAGTTGTTGACCTTTGTGACACATTAAAAGTTTATTACGAAGACTTAGGCATTATGAATGAAAATGCAAAAGTAATTAAAGTTGTGTGGGATGTTTTGCTAGAAGAAAATCACGAGTTAGAAATTGGAGACACAAGGAGCAACTTTACACAAGTAACTGGAACACAAACGCAACTAGAGAAGATAGAAAAGCAAAACTCTTACCTAGAGGAAAGATTAAATCAACTATTAGACGAGCAAGAAGCTATCTTCATGAAGTACTTTAACGAAAAGAAAAAGGAAATAGAGGATAGCGCAAAGCAAGGAATAGAAAAAGCTGTAATTAATAGTGAGTTATTCTCTAAAAAGATTAGAGAAGAGTTTAACACGACTACACAAGCATTTAGAGAAGAAGTTAACAAAGCTGTACTAGAGTTTGAAGAACGTTTCAAATCAATCAATGGAGAAAGTCTTAACAAGTTAAAGAAACAAATTGAAGAGACTACACAAATTGCAGAAACGACCTTAAAAATGGTAGGAACTGATGATTCTATTACTTATGGCAAGAATAGAGTTGAGGGAGATACAAACAGAGAAATACCTGCAGGAATACCATATATATTAATTGAACATAATGGAGATGGATTCGAAGTAGGTAAAGAGTACACAATTAGCTGGGAGGCTATCTGTACAAACAATGATTATTATGATATTAAACTTAAACTCAGTAGACCTGCTCCACATCCATTAATGGTTAGGTTAGTTGATGAGAACGAATTTTACGAGCCTATAGACACTAATTTTGAAGTAGGAGAAACTGAAAAAATGTTATTACATGTCTATGATGGTTATTACATTTTAAAAATTACAAGTTTATGGTTTAAAGAGCAAAACAAAAAAACTAATGTAAGGAGTAACGCACCAGTAACAGCACCTATAGAATTTTTAGAAGTTGCAGATAGTAACAACGATGATATAGAGGGAAGTTGGAGCGAGACACCAACATATATATTTGATGGAGGAGGTAACTAATGGCGGAAAAAATACCTATAAGAGTACAACATAAACGAATGTCATTAAGTGAGTGGCAAGAAAGTTCTCTAATCTTGCTTGATGGAGAATTAGGTTACGAAACGGACACAGGAAAAGCTAAAATAGGTAACGGGATAAGCAGATATAGAGACTTAAAATATGTAGCAGGAGAAAAAGGAGAGCAAGGAGAACAAGGGATACAAGGCATTCAAGGAGAAAAGGGAATAGATGGAACTTTTCAAGCCTTATCACAACAAGAAAAAGAATCGTTAAAAGGTAAAGATGCAATAGTTGGGGATTATAACTTAATTCTTAACTCTCTTTTTCCAGACACTAACATTAGAACTAGTGGTAATCCCACTCTTGAGATTATCCCAAGTGATTTTAACGGACGTAATGCTCTTGATGTTAAAAAGAGTGGTGCTGGTAGTAATACATGGGCAGGAGCACAAATCAACACATCACAAAAGATATTAAAAGCTGGAGATAAACTAGTATTAAGACTACCTATTTACATTTATTCAGATGTTAACCTTGATAGTGGATTATATTTGAATATCAAAAAGCATACTGGTAATAAAGTGTTAAAATCAATTAATTTAAGTAATATCCCACGAGATAAATGGACAGTTTACGAAGAAAAAATAACAATTACTGAAACAATTGATTTTGGTAACGAGCTAAATTGGTTTTACTTGTATGTAGTTAAGAATGGGCATTTCAAAATTGCAGAGCCTTATATAAGTTATGGAGATGAAATCCCTCCTAAATGGCAACCTAATTTAGATGATTTAAAAGGTAACACGATAGCTAACCAACAGAACGGGCAGGCTCTTCAATACTGGGTAGGTACAGAACAACAATATAACTTAATCCCAATTAAAGATAACAATACTATCTATGATATTGTTAAGTAGGTGTTAGTATGGAGAGATTAAGATTAATGTTAGGTACTACACCTATTATAAAGCGATACATAGGTAATAAATTAATATGGGAATACACAACCTTACTTAAAAAGCTAGAAGGTTGTTTTTTAATGTTCAACGATGATTTTTCTGAATTTATTTCAGTAGCAGCAAATGATTATAGATTCACAGATGCAAATATTGTTAAAAGAATAACAGTAAACGATGTTGAAGTTAATACGATGAAATCTTTTAGATATTCTAATTATCAATTTTATATTTATTTTGCTAGTCCAGAAGATAAAGAAGCGTTTATTCAAAAAATGGGATGGCAAGGGGAAAGCTCTATAGCAGGAGTAACAATCAAATTATATAGAGAGTAGGTGGAAAAGTGGATATAGAAATAAATGGTAAGAAACAAGCTGCATTATTTAGAAATGGCAAATATGAACACACCTTTACGCCTACTGTAAAAGATGAAGAGGTTAGATTATATCATATGGGATGTAACGGAAGTACCAAGATAGCAAAACTACAGCTAGAACGTGGAACAGACGTTACGTTTTTTGAACGTCCTTACGAAAAAGCAAACTCATTAAGTGGTATCTTCAAACAATTAAGAGACCTTGATATTGAAATGAGAGACGAAACCAGCGAGTTCTGGGGGCGCTTAAAACTTAATAACAAAGGTTTTTTAACAGAGTTCAAAGAAACAGAGCTTAACACTATTTTAGCTGCAACTGCAGAGGGAATAAGCAACCAAGTAAAGCATGACGTTGATAATGCTGTATCTAATTTCAATCAGAAATACAACGAAATATCCGCAAGTGTAAGCTCTTTTGAGAACGATGTATTGAAAAAATCGGAAGTTAGCGTAACAAAAGATGGAATAACGCTAGGAGCAGGAAAAAAAGTAGACGGAAAGACATTAACAAGTTTACTTGTAACTAATCCCGATAACATCCAAGCTATAACGGATAGGATGGTAATTACACCAACCTACGATAACATAGCTAATTTTGAAAAAAGAGAAACATTCAAATTAGATTCTAACGAGATGCAAATTACACCTTATATCACTCACGACAACCTAAAAAGAGGGGATGAGTTCGTTGTAAAAGGCTTGCTAGACTGGGAAGGACAACTAACAAACAATTTAATTTTACGAGTTGAAACGGTGTATAAAGACGGTGCAATTCACAACGAAGACTTTTTAATTCGTGAAAAAGGTAGTGAGCGACAAGGTATAGAATTTTTAGACAAAAACATTCTTGTTGAGTGGTTAGGAGCTGCAAATAATAACGTAGAAAAGTATTGTTTCAAACTCTTAATGAATGAAAATACTAATCCTGTTACTATTTCAAATCTAAAAATTACTAAAAAGAAAGATGCAGAGTTATTAGTAGACGGAAGTATTCAAGGTAAACATTTAGGAGTTAGTACAATAGAGGCTGCTAATATCAAGTTTGGAGCTATCAAAGGAACACACATACAAGCAGAAGCAATAGAGGGAACGCATTTAAAAGTTGATGATGGAATGATTAATAAATTAATGGCAAATGAGGGATTCATTGACAATTTATTTTCAAAAAATGCTTTTATCAACAATTTAAAAACTGTTAAAATCAACACAACGCAACTAGAGGGACATACGCTAGATGGATTTATTATAACAGGGCGTTCACAAGTGAGAATAGGGGATAATGGTTATTTTGAGCCATTCGGAACTGGTGTTCGTTTTGTTTTACCTCACGAAAACAGACCAGATGCAAGCGGAGTAGGTGTGCAGTTTAACGCAACGCATAACTCACTAGGTAAGGGACTATCTGTGTTTAACATTACAAATATTCAAAGTCCAAACGAAGCGAAACCTATATACGATGAAACATTAATGACAGTACATGGACAAATTAAAATGGGATTCCCATTCTTTGATAACAGAATTAAGAAATTCAGTAACTTGATGGGGTCTGTAGTTGTCTCAAACGTTAGTAATAACAACCCTGTTCATCCGTGGGGATATAGAGGAAATCCGACCTACTCCAAAATATCGTGGATAGGGTGGTTATGGGGTGCAGAGGGTGGTTCAAGAATCATGTTCGGTTATCCATATGAAAATAACTCAAACTATTTTGCAGTAAGGATAGGAGAGACGTATTCTGACCAAAAACTAAAAGAGAATATCACCCCTACAGCTGAAAGAGCGTTAGACTTAATTGGAAAGCTACAGTTTAAAAGATTTGGTTGGAAAAAGGAATATAAAGAAACAGGAAGCCAAAAACCCGTTAAGCTAGGATTAATAGCACAAGACGTTCAAAAGCTAGATGATTCACTTGTAACTAAAAGTCCAGATATTCTAGAGATAGAGCATTTTAGATTAAGCATGTACGCTATTAAGGGAGTACAGGAGTTAATGGAACAAAACAAAGAACTTTTACAAAAAATAGAAAGATTAGAGGAAAGAATCAATGGAAAATAAATTACAACCGATACATTTAATAGCGCAAGAATTAGCAGAATCAAAAATAGAACTAGCAAACTATAAAATAGCTTATGAGAACTTGCTTAACGAAAACAAAGAGCTTAAAGAATTAAAAGAACTTGTTAACTCTAACGAACAATTAAAAGCTCTTGTGGAGAAAGTGAAAAATGAGCGATAGTCTACTAGTTGCACTAGTTGGTGGTGGTAGTTCAGTATTAGTGTTAGTAGTTAAACATTACTTAGAAAAGAGTAATAACAACCTCAATAATATTAATGCTACGTTAATAGAGTTAAAAGTCTTAGTTCAAAAGACAGCAGACGGAACAAGAATATTGAGCCGCTATAGACTGCTACAAGATATGAATGAGTTAATAGAACGAGGTTATATAACATTAAAAGAGTTAAGGGACATTACAACACTATATCACTCTTACAAGGAGCTTGAAGGAAACGGAGCAGTAACTGAAATGTTTGAACGCTTTAAAAATTTACCAGTAAAAAATGATAAAGGAGGTAAATGATGATAGATAAAAAAATACAACTAACATTTAACAGCACAGTAAATAAGAGAATTAAAGTTCGCAGTAATTGCGAGCTTTACTCTCACGACAAAAATAACAATGAGTTTGAGTTAACAATTAGTAATTACACTTTAACTAACGAAGAAATAACAGTACTATTCAAGTTTGTTAAGTCTGTTAAGTATTGGGAAACGCAAGGAAGAATTGAAGACAACAAGATTAAGTTTAAGTTTGACACTAGCTTAATTACTGATAACGAAAGAGTTAACTGCTATATCATCTTGAAGAATGAAGAGAAAGAAAGCGATATTTACTCATTTAGTTTTGACGTCAAAATGTCAGAGTACGATTTAAAAGACAATCTACCTATTAAAGAGAGATACTTTGCTAATAGTGTAGTTGTTGATAAGTTAGACGTACTAACAAAAAAAGTGTTAGCAGAGGAACTAGAAAAGGCTAAAGGTACTTACGCTTTAAAATCAGACTTATCAGAGTTTGTAAGAACTAGCGATATATCGGACGTTGTGAGAACAGCAACGTTGAATGACTATCAACTTAAAAGCGAAATGCCAAATGTAGTAGATATAGTTAACAACACAGTTGACAGCAAAGGGTTCATAACAACACACCAGAGTTTAGTTGATTATGCTAAAAAATCAGAATTACCTATTGACTATGTTTCAAATAGCAAACTAGAAGAGCTTAAAACTCAACTAACAATAGATACTAGTAACTTTGCTACAAAAACATCTGTTGATGATGTTGCAGCTAAAGTTACACAATTAGAAGCTAGACCAGTGACATCAAGCTATGATGATTCTGAAATTAAAAGGGAAATCAAAGAATTAAAAGATAGACCGGTAACAGCTAACATTGATACTAGTAACTTTGTAACGACTACACAGTTAGAAGACAAGCGTTATTTGACACAACACCAAGATGTTTCGGGACTTGCAACTAAAGAACAGTTAGACGAACTTAGGAACAGTCAACCAACAGTTGACAACCTCATTACTAAAGAACAACTTAGAAAGGCTTTCTTAAATGAAGAAGGTCAAGAGAAATACGTTGATTTAAATACTTTTGTAAGTGCAACCCGTGGTGTTTTGGGAAGTTCAACAAATGAAAAAGGTGTTGAAGAATATTTCAATGAAGTAACAACAGGACTTAGCGAAGAAGCTAAAGAAACATATATAGGAGATATCTACAAAAACGCAACAGAAACTAAAGTGTACCGCAAAAATGGTTTTACAAACTTTAAAGACATGATGTATGCATTAGCTAAGGTATTTCCAGATAATTATAACTATAAAGATGAAAATCAACGTGTTGACATTCTAACAAATAGAAATTATCAAGAGTATATAAAATCTAGTGGGAATGATGACACTAATGATTTTGCAACTAAAAAACAAATAGAAAACTTACAAGGAGAGATAAGTTTTAAATTAAATAAAGCAGATTCTCCCTTTTACTTTACAGGATTTAACAACGCTCGTGAATATTCACAAATAGTAAAAGGAAGTAAAAGTGATGATACATTATACGGGAGAGTATTCGTTAATGCTAATGAACGTAAAATTTACAGAGGTCATTTTACTTTCACTGAATTAGATTTAGCTTTATATACGTTAGCTAAAGCAATTCCAGAAGGATATACTCCTGATTATGAATTTGGAGATAGTGATAATATTGAATTAATCACAAATAAAACAATTCAAAGATATTTACCAACCAACACCGGAAACACAGACAACACAACTGAACTAGACAACCGATTAAAAGTTCTTGAAGCGAAACAATGGGAGATACACGGACGAGGAATGCCAAACGGAGTAGTTACAGCACCCGTTGGAACAACTTATGTAGATGAAGCAGTAACAAACGGAGCGTTGAAATGGATTAAGAAATCTGGAACAGGTAACACAGGTTGGGAAGTCCTAACCGGAGATACTGGCTGGAAAATACTGCCTTCTGTATCAAAATTAGGGAACTCATTTGTCAAAATAAGACGTGTGAATAATGTAGTGTCTTATCAATTCGGAGGATTAAGCTGGGGCTGGTTTGGCATCGTTAGAAGAGGTGGAACAGGATATGTCCTACAAGGCTCTGACAGAGAACGAAATTGTTATATAATTCAAAATAATGGAATTCCAGCAGGTTATAGAACTGAGGCTTCGCTTATTGGAAATATATATAATGATAAAGGTATCCCTTATGGAACATGGTATTTAGGAGGCGTTGGAGACTATAACCAGTTAAGATTCCAGTTCACTGACCCTGTGCCAACAGATAGAGATATTGGAGATATACGAATAAGTTCTATCTCTTATTTAACTAACGAGCCATGGCCGCAAAATTAATTAATGAAAGGAGGTGTAAAATATGATAAATTGGAAAGTACGTTTTAAGAATAAACGCTTTGTATTAGCGTTCATAGCAGCATTACTATTACTTGTCAAACAAGTTGCAATGTTGCTAGGTTATAACTTAAATACTGAAATGTTCAACAATAATATTAACGGAATTGTTGACACAGTATTTTTAATGTTAGGTCTATTAGGAATAGTTAACGACCCTACAACACAAGGTTTTTCTGACAGCGAACAAGCCTTAACTTATAAAGAGCCAAAACAAGACTAGTAAATAGTCTTTTTATTTTACTTAATTTTAGGAGGAACAAACAATGGCAGAAATTTATAGTAGTTATTTTCAACAAGGGATTTTCTTTACACCACCAAAAAACAGCGTTAGTTTTGTGGTAATTCACAATGACGCAGGAGGGAACACAGCTCGACAATATGACGCATTTTTAACAGATAGAGTTAATAACGGCACTCTTTCAAATGGTTTTGCAGCTTATTATGTAGACCGTAATGACGTTTACGTTTTCCAACCTACAAACCGCCAAGAATGGCACACAGCTAACGCTTACGGTAACGCTAACGGTGTAGGTATTGAAGTATGTCAAAGTATGACCGCTTCTGACGAAGACTTTTTAGCAAATGAAGACGCAGCATTACTATTAGCAGCAGAAGTGCTAGATTCTTATGGTTTACCTATTAACTCTGATACAGTTAAATTACATCATGAGTTTAGCGCTACAGCTTGTCCGCACCGTTCAATGAAGTTACATGCTAACGGCGGAGTTTATAATGGAGCAGGAACAGAAGCATGTAGAGAATACTTCATTGATAGAATGAAAAAACTTTACAGCGGAGAGGTCAAAGTAGGAGAAAATACTAACGTTGCGGAAGTGGTTGAAAAATCAATCTTAGATGAAGATGTTACACTAGAGAAAAGCGACACTCCATATTATGAAGCTACAGTATCAATAGACTATTACCTGGAAAGTCAACCAGACCTTAACAGCGAAGATAAAGAGTTTGTAGCAGCTGGAACAAGAGTTCGAGTTTACGAGAAAAAAGACGGTTGGAGTAGAGTTAACTACAAAGATTCAGACCAGTGGATTGAGGATAAATACTTAACAGAGTGTGAATAATGTGATATAATATAAAAGAACGGACGAGAACGGAGAGACAATTTCCTTTTGTCTCTAAAAGCCTAGCTTAATTGCTGGGCTTCTTTTTTTATGTCTAAATTTCCTTTACAACAGCAATTTTTAAAAATTTCTATTAAAAAATTAAAAAAAGTTTATAAAAACTATTGACTTTATACCTTATATAGAGTATAATAATAAATGTAAGGAGGTGAAACAGTGAACAAACGCAAGAAACTAAAAAATAAAAAAGAAGATTCTCAACAAACAAATCTAATAAGACTATCGATAATACTCGCTATATTACAGATAATAAAGTCTTTAATAGATTTAATTGTAAAAATCTTCTAAATCAAAAAGGGAACGGGGTTGAAAAACCCCAAGTACCTTGCTTATGTTCACATTATATCATGAAAAAAGAAAAAATACAAAAAATACAAATGGTGATATTGGTACTTGGAATTATAGCAACGATAATTTCAATAGTTTTAAGTTTTTTATAGAGGTGTAAAAATGGATAAAATAATTAAAGAAATAGAAGAATTATTAAAAAGTGATGTTACAGATTACAGAATTTCTAAAGATACTGGAATTACATTAAGTGTTATCCAAAATTACAGAAGTGGTAAATACGCATTAGAGAATATGACATTAAAAATAGCTAAAAAATTATACGAATACAAGGAGAGATTAGACATGAGAAACTATGATAAAATGATGACAATAATAAATGAGTTAGTATTAGAAGAGGGAGCATGGGTTGATTTTTGGTTTGAAGATAAACCAAACGACATTACAACATCTAACAGTATAGAAGAGTTAAAAAGCCATTTAGGGCATTTAGGAGAAGATGACTACGAACATTTAATATTTCAAGTGAATTTTGACGATGAAAACCTTGATAGAAATTATCAATTTTACTTTAGCGAATATGAAGATGTAGTTAACAAAAATGAGTTCGTGTTAAGTTGCTTACACAACACAAGATAAAATTTAGGAGGTAGTAAAAAACTACCTCTTTTATATTTCTTGAATCTATGTTATTATATAAAAGTAAACCATTAATCAATGGTAAAGACACCATAAAAAAAAGGGCAGAAAAAGGACAAAATCTTTCAAAATAGCACGTTTTATTGAAATGAAATGAAGCTAAAAGCACGTTAAAACAAGCGTTTTTGTACATTTTTGAAATGTAGTGAAATGAAATGATTAGACTTTCCATATATGAAACACAAATAAACAAACCTTATTATATCAACTTTAACAAGTAGTAAGATAAAATAAAAGGGCAGAA